TTTAGGAGAATTTTCACAAATGAAAAAAGCAATCATCATCTGCGTCGTGGCAACCGCATTGCTTGCCTCGTGCAATTCCACATCAAGCGCGCTTCTGGCGACCGTCGGCAGTGTGATGCAGAAAGAGATTGTCGTGGACGGAAAGACAGTGACAAAAGATCTCTGCGTGAAAAACATCATCCTTTACAATTCGGACGGTCACACAATCCGCTTCAAGGACAAAAACGGCAGAGATGAAAAGTACAGCGGCAAGGACTCAAAAAAGCCGAAGCCAAAAAAGAGCGCAAAGGGCGTGATACGGGAATACGATGCCAACGGAAAGGAAATTTACTACAAATCGCCCGGCGGCTATGAAAAATGGACTGAATACGATGCTGACGGAAACGAAACCCACACAAAGGATTCAAACGGCAGCGAGGATTGGTCTGAATATAACGGCGACGGAAAAATGATTCATTACAAGACCGCTTCTGGCAGAGAAAACTGGTATGAGTATGACGATGCGGGAAACGAAATTCATGCAAAACATACCAATTCCGATTCTATCCTTCCCGACAGCGGCTTTGAGGAATGGTGGGAATACGACGACAAAGGAAACCAGATTTACTACAAGTCCACGGATGGAATTGAACTGTGGTTTGAATATACATTTTGGGAAAACGGCAATCGAAAGACCAGAACGGCTTACGAACCGCTGTAAAAGGAGTTGATTTTTATGAATATAAACGTTTTGCTTTTTCTGCTTACGCTTGTGATTGATATGTTCGCAGTCCGCCTGCTGATAAAAGGAATCCGCCTGGGCAATGATTCCATAACTGCCGTAACGGAAGGCCGCATTTTCAGGGTCGTGCGGGTAAAATACCTGTTCATCACTTACTGGATAGCCTATCATTTTGAATTTGTTGCGGATGGACGGACATACAAAGCTGCTTCCGGCGTTTCGCCGTTCAAACCGCTTTCTGACGAGGAGCTTAATTCCGCCCAAAAAATCCGCTATTCGGTCAGCCACCCCAAAGATGCCGAGCTTGTCTGCCTTAAACGCAGACACCGTTTTGCTGTAGGCGTGATTTTTTGCGTAATCGCTGTGGCATTAACGCTTGTCACTGGCATTTATGCATTTGAAGGGTATTTGCACTGATAGAAAATCCCCTACATCTCCACCCCCACAAAAACGCTGTTTTTCTTGAATTCCGTAATTTTAGCCCTCTGCCATAAATCACAGAATTCATATTCCTCAAAAAACAGGCATACCGCCCTTATATACCGCAGTTTCTTCCGCTCACTCTTTGCGCTCGTTTCCTGAAAATTCAGTTCAAGCTCCAGAGTATAAACCTCATTTTCAATAATCCTGTCTTTTTCCGTAAGCTCCGCCTGTTCAAGCCTTACGGCAACAAAGGGTAAAGTCCTGCAATGCTCCCCAAAAATCACCGCATCGTAAAAATCATCAAGCTCTAAGCCGTCGCTGTTTTCATCGTTCACCGTTTTTATAAAAACAGGCATCTTTTCCTTAAAAAAGGCGGAAAATGCAGTCAAAAGGCTTTCTGCGTTTTTCATTACAGCGTTTTTCTCCTGTACGGTTCAAGAATCTGTCTTGCTTCTTCCGGCATTTCAAGGCCGTTCAGTATTTTATAGTCCTTAATTTCAAGCCCGCCCTTAATCCTCTTTCTTGCGCATTCGCTCTTGTGCATAAAGACGTTCATAATGCATTCCGCCAGGTCTTGCGGCAGGGTCTCCTTTGTAAATCCCGCCGTATAACGCGCAAGAATTTCGTGGTTTTCAAGCCGTCCGTCAAAAAAATAAAGTTTTCTTCCGTCAAGATGGCAGTCAGCGTTAAGGCTTTGCCGTGCGGACAAATCAAGAATCCTTACCAGTTCAACAGGATTCAGCTCTTCAAGAATTATCCGCCTGTCCTGTATTTTTTGTATGCAGATGTATTCAACAATGCAAAGCTTTCTATCCAGATAATTTTCAACGCTTTCCTGCGCGCTCTGCAAAATCAGCAAATCCCTTTCTTTCTCGCATTCATCAAGATTAAAAAAATCCCTTACGCGCTCATAATCCACCATTAGATTCTCTTCGCCTGTCATCGCATCCCCCTAAAAAACAAAGACAGGAATCGCTTCCTGCCTTTGCCATTTTTCTATGCCTTTGCGGTTTTAAGGACGGCCATGTTCTTTGCCATAGTCGCCAAAAAGCCGTCTCGCTTTCTGAACCGCAAGAACTCCTGTCCGTATTCAAGGCTTTCCGTAGTGTCAGAAAAGCGTTTAAGCTCTATTTCCTTCCTGTTGCCGTGGATAATCCGCTCTGGGTTCATAAACACCGCAAACGGAGTGTCGGCTTTTAAGTCGGTAAACTGCGGCAGAACGCTGCAGACAATTCCTTCATAGCCGTCAATCACGCCGGGCATCTTTTCCCACGGTTGCCGCCAGAGCGGTTTCCCGTTAGAATCCTTTATGTTGGTGATTTCATTAAGAACGGTATCGTTCAAGAACCACTTGCATTTTGCCCGCTCCGCGCTCGGCACAAGCATTTCAGCTTTCCTAAAATCCTCGTAGCTCAGCTTGCTCCCGTCCGTACTGGAAATACTCTGTACATTCATGTTCTTTGCGTTCAACGCTCCTGTAAACGGAGTAGCCTTTGCTGTCAGGCATTGCGTGTCAAACTCGTGGGCGTAAGAAGCCTTGAATTTCTTTATGAACCTTCTGCCAATGTCCACAAAAGCGTCCTCTTCAAACTCGTCATACCAGCTTATAAAACCGGCGAGCGTATATGCTTTAAGTTCAACTCTGCTTGGAGAAGTTGCGGTTACGCTCTTTATCTGCTGTCCGTAGTTTGTGTTCCAGGTCATCTTTACCAGGCTTCCTTCGTCCTCGTCAAGAAAAAGGCTGGGGCCCGTCATTCGCCTTTCAGAAACAAGCTTCATCATACAGGATTCTTCCGCGGCCGCCTCAATAAGGATTTCAGAATACACAGGATTTATAAGGTACTGGTCGTTGGACTCCATGTTTCCGATAGGATCTCCCAGAGCGTCTTTCGAGCGGATAAAGCCCTTTCCTGTTACCCAGCTGTAATCCTTGATGTTCGTCCACTTATCCATGCCGAAGTTCGGACAGCATTTCATTTCGCCGAGCGTCTGCCTGTTGTTAGTCCAGAGCGCGGCAAGCATTTTTCCGATTCCATATGCGGCTTCCTTTTCGTCCATGACGGTAATGCTTTTGTCCGCTTTTTTCAGCTCGTCCTTCAGCGATTTGATAGTGTCCTTCATGCTCTCCATTTCCGAGGTGGTAACGCCGTGCATATCAATCACGGCTTTCGTTATGTCCTCGATTATGGCGTCCTGCTCGGAAAAATACCTTGCAATCTGCTCGTCGCTTGCCCCCGCCTTTGGAATCATGTTCTTCATTCCTTCAAGCTTTTTTTCCAGTAATGCGATTTTCTCGTTCAATTTCTTCTCCTTAAAATTACGCTAGAGTTTTCTCTAATCTGAATGGCGTTTCCAAAAATGCATTCAGCCGTCTTTTATTTCAGTTCAGCCTATATCCCCCTTTTTTCAAGAACTCATACAGAGACTTTTCCTCTCCGCTCCTTGCCGTGCGGATAACTTCCGCGTAAGGATTCGCCGGAACATTGCAGACGCTGAATTCCAAAAGCTCCTGCTTTCTGAAAATCAAATCCGCCTTTTCATCCGGATTTACAGAATGATTCACAACTTCCGCTTCAATCACCCTGAACCCCACGGAACCGCAGTTCAGGCTTCCCTTCAAAAGCCTCTGTCCGATTCCCCACCCGAAAGGGTCAAATTCCCTGTCGTTAAAAATCATCTCGCCTTGCAGTGTTTTTCCAAGAATGATGTTTTCCATATATCCTATTGCCGGAATGTTCCTGTCATGCGACCACAGTATCACGGGATTTTTTTTGTAGCCGTCAAGAACCCAGCCGCTCTGGTCTATTTTTTCGTTGTCGCGGTCAAGGTCGCCTGTACTCATCGTTATGCAGAGCCTGTCCTTTTCGTTTTTTTGAGTACATTCCATCCGCACGTTCCTGTAGATGTCTACATTGCGCGCCTGTTCTCCTTTTTGGCGATTTTCGTTTAGCAGCTTCGCCAGCGCGCTCGTATTCAACGAGCACTCCTTGCTGTAAATCCCATCCACAAAAACTGTCATATTCATCATCCTCCAAATGAGAGTTTTCTTTTGTCTGAAGCATAATCCTTACCGCTTCCGTAGTAGTCTTTGCTCCGAGTCTGTTTCTTATGCGCTCAATGTATGTTCCAAGCATCGTTTCGCTTATGTCAAACCTTCCGCAAATCTGCTTGTATCCAAAGCCGTAGCTTACAAGACATAAAAACTGGAACTCCTTTACCGTCGGGGCGTTGTAGCAGTCCTTCTTGTCAAGATGCTCTCCGTTGGCTATAAAAGCCGCTATGTTGTCTGGAAAAACTCTCTGACCGCCAAGGACTTTCTGCATTCTTTTTTCAGTGTCATTTCCTGTAATCACATGGTCTAAAAGTCCTCTTATACCTGTATTGTAAAGCCTGAAAGCAAACTGTTTTTCAAATTCCATCTCGTCAAAAATGACTATCTCCGTTTTCGGGTTTACCGAAAAAATCTTAAAGAGCTGATTCTCAACATGGAATCCGAAATAATACCTGTCGGCAAACAGTATCACCCTCTCGTCCTGTGCTTCATAATTGCTTATAAAGTCGTTGAAGTCGGGGACTGTCACGATGTTTTCCTCACAAACAAATTTTTTAAGAATGTTCGTAAGATTCAAAGAGTAGCGTTCATAATTACTGCCTATAAAACATCTGACCATCTTTTTTTACAGTTATCCTTCTTTTATTAAATTTGATTTTCTATACCAATAGTCGCCCCATTTTTTTGTTTCCTGTCCTCTCTCCCTAAGGACATCGTTTATAGTCCGCAGTCCGGCGTTTATTTCCGCAATATCCCTTTTGCTCCGCGCGTCCTTGCTTTCCTGCAATTCAGGAATTCCGTCAAGGTTAAAGCTTCCCCTTTCCTTTAAATGAAAACGCCTGAAAAACTGAACCTCTACAATCTGCGAAAACTGCTGAAGCAGGGGAATAAGCGTGTAGTTCCAGAACGCCGTGTGCTGGCTGTTCGTGTCCGTTCCGCTCAGGCTGCTTTTTGCATCCTGTATGTTCGCAACCCTAGGCGGTATTCCGTACCGCGCAAGAATCGTGTATAAGTTCCATTTTTTCATGTCATACAGTTTCAATACGTCAGGGCTGAAAGTCAGTTGCTGGTATTCAGTTCCCTTGCCAAGAACGGCAATCTTGTTCTTTATGCCGCTCCCGTATTTGCTTTCCCACTTTTTTTCCAAAAGCTCTGCGTCAGCTTCCGTCAATACCTGTTCCGTCTTTAAAAGACCTTTCGGAATTCCTCCTTCCTTCAAAAGTTTCCTGTATTGCCGGCTTGCCAAGATGTCCTCGCCGATTTCATCTTTCATGCATAAAAGGGGGCTTAATCCCCTGTAATGGTTGTACGGATTCCAGTTCTTAAAATGGATTATTTCCGAAGGAAGGATTATAAACTTCTCCCTGTTTCCCTCGTAAACCCATTTCGTTATCTCTCCGCAGTCCATCACCGCCTCTATCTTTCTTGGATTCAATACATGAAGCTCCGCTGGAACGCCGCTCGCATAGTCATTCCCGAAATACCAGAAAGCCTCTCCTTCAAGGCTCCACCATGCGGCTGTCCTCTGCCAAAGCTCAAAGCGGCTCATATACGGATTAGGCTCGTCAAAAAGCCTCGCCGCAAAACCGTCAGATGTCTTAACTCCGTTCAGCTTTATCTCAAAGTCAGCCCGCCCGATGTTCCTTGCTATTATGTCCACGCAGTTTGCAACCCACACGTCTTGCAGATACGGATCTTTTACGACTTCCTCTTCTCTTTGGGCAAAATCTTCCAGAAGGTCTTTTTCGTTTATTTCAGAGAAGGGTTTTAAAGCCTTAAAAATAATTTTCCGCAATCCCATATCTTCTAACCCATAATTACGCCGTTGTTTGCCGCGCTGAAAATCGCATAGCGCATAGCGTCCATGTAATGGTCGTTCACTTTTATAATCTGGTTGTTCTCGTCGCGGGCATAATCCCAAATCTCGCCAAGAACGCCCGAACAGCTTTTAGCCACAAAAAATTTCCCCCTTTCCATAAGTGCGCATATATAGTCAATTCCCGCGTCCACGCTGTTGTTCGCCTTAACGCCGCCGGGAATCTCCTGAATGCGCTCGCCGCCCGCAGGGTCGCAGAATGTAACAAAGCCCTCGTCATACCAGCCTTTAGCCGTCTGCGCCTCAACCGCCGTTCTCGTCGTGATGTTGAAACCGCCGTGGTCGCTCATCACATAAACCGCGCCGTCCTTCCATCCCACTTTTACAGCCGCAATATGGAGTCCAAAATCCTGTCCGCCTGTTATACGGTCATAAGACTTTGGCATCCTGTCCGCCTCAAGAATCATGCTTTCCTCAAAGCGGTCATATACAACGCCCTCTGGTTTTACCCAAAGCCCGTCCCGAAACCTTGCCCGCTGTTTTTCGGGCATATTGTCAAGAATGTCCGTTATATAGTCCTCGGCTAAGTTCTCCGCGTTGTCGGCAGGATTCAAAACCTCGCTTGCATATAGTTCAGGCTTTTTCAGCCTTTCATCTGTCCTCGGCTCGATTTTCCTTATGAAAATCTTGTAAGCCCAGTGCATGGGGCTTGCAGGGTTGCAGTCATAAAAAAACTTGTTCCTGCACCCCTGCACATTCATCGCAAGGCGACTGTAGGCAGTTGTAACGGCAGAATATGAAATTTGACTTACTTCGTTAAAGTAAATCGTCACATACTCATGGCCAAGAATGCGGTCTACCTGTTCCTTGTCACCAAGTCCGCCAATCCATATTTCAGAACCGTTCCAAAGCCTTATATATCCCTCATGGACATTCGGCTTATACCGCCGTATAC